CAGATAGAAGGAATCAGAGGATTTCGTAATGAGTTATTTATATTTTGTACTAACAGTATATTTAAATTAATAAATATAAATGATTCAAGTAATATAGCTATTGTACCTGTTACTAAAAACGTAGGTTGTTTAAGTGGTTATAGTATTCAAGAGATTGGTGGTGACTTAATATTTTTAGCACCAGATGGTTTAAGAACAGTTGCTGGTACAGCGAGAATTGGTGACGTTGAGTTAGGTACAGTTAGTAAGGCTATACAACCTTTAGTAACTGAACTAGCAGAAAACATAAATACATTTGTAATAAATAGTGTTGTATTAAGAGAAAAATCACAATACAGATTATTTTATACAGATACAAGTTTAGAACAAACACAACAAAAAGGAATTATAGGAACACTAAGACCTGATGGGTTTCAGTGGTCAGAGACAAGAAGTTTAGAAGTTACTGCAATAGGTTCAGGATTTGATAGTAATAATGTAGAACAATATTATCATGGTGATACAAACGGATATGTTTATCAACACGATATAGGTAGTAATTTTGATGGTGCTAACATATTAGCAAGATATGAAACACCTAACTATGACTATGGTGATTTAGGAACTTTAAAAACTTTACACTATGTAAGAGTTTCAGCAAGTTCCGAAGGTATAACAGAACCAGATGTACAAGTTAGATTTGATTATGGTAATACAGATATACCACAACCACCAGATTTGTTTGATTTAGGAGTTATTAATCCACCTTCAAAGTTTGGAGATGCTTTATTTAATACAAACGTCTTCGGTGGTGGAGATAATCCTTTAATAAGAGTTCCATTACAGGGAAGCGGGACAAGTAACAATTTTACAATTATAAGTGACGATACAAAAGCACCATATACAATTAATGGTTTTTATGTAGACTTTATACCTTCAGGCAGGAGATAAAAACAAATGGCAATAACCAAAGTTATACAAGAACAACAAAAAATAATAGACAATTTAAAAACTAGAATAGAAACATTGGAGAGTGCATAATGGCAGGATATACAAGACAAAGTTCTTTTTCAGACGGAGATACAATTACTTCTGCATTATTTAATAATGAATATAACCAGTTAGTAAATGCATTTAGTAATACATCAGGTCACAGTCATGATGGTACAGCAGCAAGTGGACCAGTTATAGGATTAATTGGTGATGCTGGTGAAACTTCTCCAAACAATAAAGTCTTAATAGATACTACTAATAACTTTATAGAATTTTATGTACAAGTATCAAGCAGTTCTGTACAACAGTTATATATAGCCGATGGAGCTATCATACCTGTTACAGATAGTGATGTAGACTTAGGTACTAGTTCTTTATACTTTAAAAATGCTTATATAGATTCAATTACTACAACTGGTAATGTTGCAGTAGGTGGTAATTTAACAGTCACAGGTACTACAACTTTTAATGGTGGTACAATCACTATGGGTGATGCAGCTACTGATAACGTAGTCTTTGGTGCTGACGTAGACTCTAACATTATACCAGACGATGACGGTGCATATGACCTTGGTAGCTCTACACAAGAGTGGAGAGACTTATACTTAGACGGTACTGCACATATAGACACATTAGATGTAGATGTAAATGCTACAATCGCAGGAACTTTAGGTGTTACAGGCGTACTAACTGGTACAAGCTTAGATATTTCTGGAGACATTGATGTTGATGGTACAACTAATTTAGATGTTGTTGATATAGATGGAGCTGTTGATATGGCTACAACTCTTGCAGTTGCAGGTAACGTAGACTTCAACGGTGATTTAGATGTAGATGGTACTACTAATCTTGATGTCGTGGACATTGATGGTGCTGTAGACATGGCTACAACTCTTACAGTTGGTGGTGAAATAACAGCAGCAAGTTTAGATATATCAGGAAACGTAGACATAGATGGTACACTTGAAACAGATGCACTATCTTTAAACGGAACAACAGTTACAGCTAGTGCAGCAGACATAAATTTAATAGACGGTATAACTAACGGAACAGTTATAGCAAGTAAAGCAATCGTTACAGATGCAAACATAGATATTACTGGTGGTAGAAATATTACTATTAGTGGTGAACTAGACGCTGCAACCTTAGACATATCAGGTAATGCAGACATTGATGGTACTTTAGAAGCCGATGCAATTACTATTGGTGGTGTAACTTTAGCAGAAACAATTAGTGATACTGTAGGTGCTATGGTATCTTCTAATACAGAGACTAACATTACAGTTACTTACGAAGACTCAGACAATACATTAGACTTTGTAATCGGTACACTTAACCAAGATACAACAGGTTTAGCAGCTACAGCTACAGCTTTAGCAACAGCTAGAACAATTCATGGTGTATCATTTGATGGTACAGCTAACATAGATTTATCAGAAGTTATTCAAGATACTGTAGGAGCTATGGTATCTAGTAATACTGAAAGTGGTATTACAGTAGCTTACGAAGATAGTGATGGTACTTTAGACTTTACAGTTGGTACACTTAATCAAAATACTACAGGTTCAGCAGCTACTTTAACAACTGCAAGAACTATTGGTGGTGTAAGTTTTGATGGTAGTGCTAATATTAATTTACCGGGTGTAAATGCTGCAGGTAATCAAGATACAACAGGTAACGCTGCAACAGCTACTCTAGCTGCAACAACAACAGTTACAGACAGTACAGCGAATACAAATTTCCCTGTAGTTTTTCACAATGAATCAAATGGTTTATTAGATGACACAGGTGCTTTAAGATATAATCCAAGTACAGGAGAACTATTAGTTCCTAAACTTACTGTAGCAGGTACAACTACTCAAGTAGATACAGTTACTATGGAAGCTTCAAATGCTATTATATTTGAAGGAGCTACAGCAGACGCACACGAAACTACACTTAGCGTAGTAGACCCAACAGCTGATAGAACAATTAGTTTACCTAATGCTACTGGTACTCTTTCGTTAATAACTGGAACAGAAACATTAACAAACAAAACACTAACTGCTCCTACTCTTACAGGTACTGCTGTAGTAGCTTCACTAGACATCTCAGGTGATATAGATGTTGACGGTACTACTAACTTAGATGTTGTTGATATAGACGGAGCTGTAGATATGGCTAGTACTCTAGCGGTTGGAGGTCTTTTAACAGCCAACGCTGAATTGCAGGTTAATGGCACAGGAAATGTCGCAACATTTGAAGCAACAGATGGTGCGGCATATATCCAAATTAAAGACGATGATGGAACTTCTGGTTTTATAGGTGTTGATGCAGGGTCAATAGTGTTCCAAACTCCGGGGTCAAGTTTTTCTAATAAATTTGTTATAGCCTCAGATGGTGCGGCTACGTTTAATTCAAGCATTACTGCAACATCCTTAGACATTTCAGGCGATATAGATGTAGACGGAACTACTAACCTAGACGTAGTAGATATAGATGGTGCTGTAGATTTTGCATCTACAACAGCTCACGCAGGTAATGCAACTTTTGCAGATAATGCTAAAGTAATTTTAGGAGCTGGTCCAGATTTAGAAATTTATCATGATGGCTCTAATAGTTATATTAGTGAGTCTAATGATACAGGCAATTTATTTATCAAAGGCACTAACATTTATCTTCAAAATTCATCAGGACAAGATGCTCTTAATTTAATTAATGGGAATGCTTTTATAAAAAGTGGAGGAGCTACTAAACTCCAAACAAACTCAACAGGCATAGACGTAACAGGTACAGTTAAAGCAACTGCAGCAGATTCGCAAGTAGCAGTAATGGCTGCTGGAGATATTAGCGACCCACAATATCCTGCTTTTGGATTTGATGGTCAAATAGGTTCTAATGGTGGTCGTGGTGCAGGTATGTACTTACCATCTGACGGTACTCTTGCTTTCTCTACAGCAGGTTCAGAAAGGTTGAGTATTAATAGTTCTGGTAATTCAACTTTTTCAGGTACAATCAATGGCGTAGGTATAGCTTCTAATATTACAAACTTCTCAAACAGCATACTTATTAGCAATGATGCTGGTACAGGTACTTTATCTACTGCTTCTAATAATACTGGATTAGGTTGGGAAGTATTTGATGACTTAACAGAAGGTGATGGTAATACTGGTGTTGGTAATCAGTCTTTAACAAAACTGACAACGGGTTCAAACAATACAGCTATGGGTCTGCAATCTGCATACACAAACACCACTGGTTCTAATAATACCTCACTCGGTGCTATATCTCTTACTCTAAACACTACTGGTTCACAAAATACTGCAATAGGAAGAAGTGCCTTAAATGCTAATACAACAGCTTCAAATAACACCGCAGTTGGTCATGGTGGATTAGGAGCAAATACAACAGGTGCTTCTAATACTGCTTTGGGTAAAGATGCTTTATCAGCTAATACTACAGCATCTAATAACACAGCAGTAGGTTCAAGTGCATTAGGAGCAAATACAACAGGTGCAGATAATGTTGCAGTAGGTGCAACTTCACTTGATGCAAATACTACAGGATATAGTAATTCAGCTTTAGGTAGAGATTCTTTAACAGCAAATACAGAAGGACATTCTAATGTTGCTGTTGGACAAAATACTATGGCAGCCAATACAACTGGTGATGGAAACACAGCAGTAGGTCAAGCAGCACTAGATGCTAATACAACTGCTAACAACAACACCGCAGTTGGTAAAAGTTCTTTAGGAGCAAATACAACAGGTACTAATAACGCAGCAGTTGGTGCAAATTCATTAAAAACAGTTACCACAGGTTCTAGAAACACCGCTATGGGTTTTGAAGCATTAAAATTAAATACAGCTTCGGACAATGTAGCAGTTGGTTATTTAGCATTAGATACTTGTAATACTGGAAGTAACAACACCGCAGTTGGTACAGAATGTATGAATGCTAATACAACAGGTTCAGGAAACGTAGCTATGGGTTACAGAACATTAGATGCTAACACAACAGGTTCTAGTAACGTAGCAATTGGGCAAAGTGCTTTAACAGCAAACACTACAGCAGATAATAATACAGCAGTTGGTAAAGATGCTTTGTTAGCAAATACTACTGGTGCTGAAAATACAGCAGTAGGTGCAAACGCCTTAGACGCAAATACCACAGGAAACTATAATGTAGCACTTGGTAAATTTGCTTTAACCGATAACACTACAGCAGATAGTAATGTTAGTATTGGACATAAATCTATGTTCGTAAATACAACAGGACATAGCAATATAGGTATAGGAGATTCAGCATTAAGAGCTAATACAACAGCCAATAACAACACAGCAATAGGTTTTGCAGCTCTTACAGCAAACACTACAGGTGCTCAACAAGTAGCAGTAGGTGGTTCAGCTATGACATCAAACACCACAGGGTATAATAATACTTCTGTTGGTTGGGAATCCATGAAAGCAAATACTACAGGGCATTTATGTGTAGCAGTTGGTCAACAAGCTATGTTAGCAAATACCACAGGAGCTAAAAATGTTTGTGTAGGACATAACAGTTTAGCTGCAAACACTACAGCAGATAATAATACAGCAGTAGGTGATAATGCTTTAGCAGCCAATACTACAGGTGCTAATAACGTAGCTGTAGGTACTTCTGCATTAGACGCTAACACTACAGCAGCCGATAACACAGCAGTAGGTGTAAATGCTTTAGGAGCAAACACCACAGGTGCTAATAACGTAGCTATGGGTTCGGCTTCTTTAATAGCAAACACTACAGGTGCAGGAAATACATCATTAGGTAAAGGTTCATTAGCGGCAAACACTACAGCTGCAAATAACACAGCAGTAGGCTTTTTAGCATTACTATCAAACACTACAGGTGCTTCTAATACTGCCTTGGGTAAAGATGCTTTAGCAACAAACACTACAGGACATTCAAATTCAGCAGGTGGTATTTTTTCTTTAGATTCTAATACTACTGGTTCTTTTAATACAGGTTTTGGTTATGGAACACTACAAACACAAACAACATCTACCAGTAACACTGCATTTGGATATAATGCAGGTTCAGCTATAACAACAGGCGGTGAAAATACTTGTATTGGAGTTAATGCTGGTGATGCAATTCAAGCTGGTACAAATAATATTTGTGTTGGTGTCAATGCTGATGCTGCACATGATTCATCTAATTCCATTACGATAGGTGTAGGGATAACAGGTACAAGTAATAATTTTAAATTTGGTAAAGCTAGTAATATTGTTTCAAATGTATTTACAACTAATGCATCTTTTAGTAGAAGTTCAGATGTAAATAAAAAGACCAATATAGAAGATGATTCTTTAGGATTAAGTTTTATAAATAATTTAAGAACGGTTAAATTTAACTGGAGACCTAATAGTGAGTTTCCTAAACATTACAACGATTATTCTGAAACTGAAAATCACATGGACACTGATACAAGATTACACGGAATGATAGCCCAAGAAGTAAAAGCAGCATTAGACGTAGAAGGCGTAGATACTTTTGGTGGTTGGTTAGAAGATGAAGATGGCTCACAAAGAATCTCTCAAGAGATGTTTGTCCATCCTTTAATCAAAGCAGTACAAGAACTATCTACGCAAGTAGATAAATTAAAAGCCGAAATAAAAACTTTAAAAGGAGAATAATATGGCACAAACAGTAACAGAATGTTTAACAGCAGGAACTGATAGCGTAAACTTAATTGACGGTGTAAAAGCCGGAAGTTGGAACGTGGAAGGAATGACACAAGCTGAAATAAATGAAATGGTCCAAAGGAACGTAGACCACTTAGAAGTTATTTTAACGTATGCACCTGTTGATAGTGATGATGATACTCCGGATGTAGCAGGAGCAGCAGGTAGTAAAAAAACTACTCACGTTGCAGCAGTTGCAACTGGTAAGACATACATAACTGACAACAGTTAAGTACAATGGAATTAACACCCTATTTATTTTGGAACATCTTTATAACTTTGGTGTTAGCTCCGGTGCTTTATAGCATTAAAAGTAACACAGCAGAAAACAAAAGATTAGACATACTCTTAAATAAAACTCGTGAAGAGATGGCTAAAGAGTACGTCACCAAAACAGAATTAAAAGATGACATGGGAATCCTCATGGATAGGATAGATAAAATCGGAGAAAAGCTTGACAAACTCTTTGAAGTTAAGTAAAATATACTTATAGGTATTTATAAATGGATAAAAAAAATAATAACAAATTAAAACAGTATAAAAAGAAATTAACTACTAAGGGTAGAGTTGATATGTCTAAAGGTGGTAGAGTTAAAGCTGCTGTAGGTGGTATACAAAAAGCTCCTATAAATCGTAAAAAACCTTCTATGTCTATAGAAAGAGAAGAAGAACCTATGGTAAGTACTCCTAGTACTACAAAACAACAACCTACATTTACTCAAGCTCCAATAGAATCTAAAAGACCTAATGTTATTCAACCTCAAGCAACATTTATAGAAAACTTAGGTACTGCTTCAAACAACATAGATACTACATTTAGACAAGCTCCAACAACCGATAAAGGCTCTGACCAAATGTTTATTGGTAGAGAAGAGGTAGAGTTAGCTAATCAAAATGTAAGTAATAATCAAATAATACCTAATGTAAATACGAGTAATCAACAAACCGCTACAACTCCTGAAGAAATATCAGCATTAAAAAGTGGTGGTAATCAAACAGCTCAACCACAAGTCGCTAAACCAGTTGGAAAATTTTCTAATCAATCTAATCAAATAAATCCTTTTGTAAGTCTTCCTCCCGGATTAGTAGGTCAATATACAGATAGTATAGGTAGTACAGGTGGTACAGGTGGTACAGGTGGTACAGGTGGTACAGGTGGTACAGGTGGTACAGGTGGTACAGGACCTTCAGTAGGAGACACAAAAATTGTAGATGGTTTTTTATATGTATATACTCCTAATGGTTGGGTTAATACAGGACAACAAGCAGGTACTGGAACTGGTATTGGTGAAACACCTCCGAAAGATGAAGTAGAAAAAAAATTAGTAACTGCAAGAGGTAGAGCTGAACAAATATTACAAGGTAATATGGAAGGCATACCTATGGCTGAAGCTCCTCAACAAGTAGAAGTAGGAGAGTTAGGTGAAGCTAAGATTATGGAAGAAAGAGAAGCTCTTGAAGCTGAACTAGCTGAAGTAGGTGCTGCTCCAGAAGCTGCAACAATAGAAGATGTAACAACTGCAAAAACTCCAGAACAATTACAAGCTGAAACATACAAAGCTGAACTTGTTACAGCTATTCCTGATATAGAACCTATTATAGGAGAATTATCAGATGATGCAATTGCTAAAGTAAACGAGATTAGTAAATTATCAGGACCTGCAGTAGCTAAAGAAATTTCTCAAAAAGCTATCGATGCTTCTAAAGCAGATACAGTTGAAGGCATATTATCTGCTGGTGCTTTTGTTCCTGAAGTAGATGATTTAACTCCAGAGAAAGTATCAGAAACTCCTGATGCAGAAGTTAAACAAAGAGAAGCATTAACAGGAGAAGCTGCAGTTGGAGCTGCTGCTCAAATTGTAGACCAAGTAGGTTATGAAGCTGCTAAACGTAGAACAGTAAAAGGTACTGCTGCAAAAGGTGCTGCTGCTTCAATGATTGCAGAAGTTTCAGAATTACCACCAGAAATAACATCAGCTATTGTAGAAGACCCTGCAACTGTTGAAGCTCAGTTAGATACCGGAGCAGACCCTGAAGTTGTTGCAGCTATTGCAGCTTTACCAGAAGAAGCTTTAGTATCTTCACAAATGGAAAGCTTATTGGGTGGTTTAGAAGACGGCAACATACCTGCATGGGCTAGACCTGCTGTAGATGCTATCAACTCTAATATGGCTGCTAGAGGATTAAGTGTTTCTACAGTAGGTAGAGATTCTTTATTCAATGCTATTATTCAATCAGCTATGCCAATGGCTCAGAGTAATGCACAAGCTTTACAACAAAGAGCTTCACAAAATTTAAGTAATCAACAACAAGCTAACTTACAAGAAGCTTCACAAATTCAACAAATAAGAATGCAGAACTTAGCAAATCGTCAAGATGCTGCAAGTCAAACCGCACAGTTTGCTCAACAGATGGGAGTTCTACAAAGTCAGTTTAAACAAGAAGCTGTAATGACTACTGCTCAGCAACAGCAACAAACAAGAACACAGAATTTACAAAATAGACAACAAGCTGCTGTTCTTAATACTCAAAATCAACAAGCTATGAATGCTCAAAACTTAGGTAATGAGCAACAGATGGAACTTGCAAATCTTGAAATAATGAATCAGACAGAACGTGAAAACATGACTGCTGAGAATCAAGAAAGATTAGCAGAGATGAATATAGCTGCAGAGTTTATAGCTAAGAATGCTGATTTTAAACAGCAAATGAATTTAGCTAATTTATCTAATGACCAACAGATGAAACTTGCAAACTTGTCAGCTCTTAACCAAGCTAGTGCTGATAACTTAAATGCTGAACAACAAACAGAGTTAGCAAATCTTAATAAGACTATGCAAGTTAATATTAAGAATGCTGAATTAGCTCAACAAATGGGAATAGCTAATCTTAATGTAGACCAACAAAGAGCAATGGCTAATGCAAATACTGTAGCTAATATGGACATGGCTAACTTTAATAACGAGCAACAAGTAGTGTTAGCTAATAGTAAGTTTATGCAAACAGCTACTCTTGCAAACTTTGATGCAGAGCAACAAACTATTATGCAAAATGCTACAGCTATGGCATCTTTAGATTTAGCAACTGTTGACCAAAGAACAAAACTAGCAGTTACTAATGCTCAGTCATTCTTATCTATGGATATGGCTAATCTTAGCAATAGACAACAAGCTAGTATGTTAAAGTCACAAATGGAACAACAACAACTATTATCTAATCAATCTGCTAATAACGCTGCTGCTCAATTTAATGCTTCTAGTGAAAATCAAACTAATCAATTTATGTCTAGCCTAGCTGCACAAATAGAACAGTTTAATGCTAATCAATTAAATACTGCAGAACAATTTAATGTTTCACAAACAAATGCTAGAGATGCTTTAGAGTTTCAAGTAGAAGCTGATTTAGAAAAAGCTAATGCTGCTATGGTCAATCAAGTTAATCAATTTAATGAGCAAGTAGCTTTTGACAGAGATAAGTTTAATACAGCTAATGCACAGGCTATTGAACAATCTAATTTAGCATGGAGAAGACAGGCTAATACTATAAATACTGCAGCAGCTAATCAAGTTGCTATGCAGAATGTACAGAATGCTTTTAACATGACTTCACAAGCTCAATCATTTTTATGGCAAGAACTAAGAGACCAAGCTAACTATACTTTTCAAGCTGCAGAAAATGAAGAAAACAGAAAAGCTCAATTATATGCACAGGCTTTAGCTAACGAAGGCGGGTCTGCTGAAAATTGGAAAAACAATATAAGTTCTGTAGGAACATTAATTAATACCATCTTTGGTGGAAAATAGGAGAATATTATGGGATGGAATCCTTTTAAAAATTTAAAAAAAATTGTAAAAAAAATTGGTAAAGGTATTAAAAAAATTGGTAAAGGTCTTAAAAAAGTAATGGGTAAAATTATGAAGCCCTTTGCAAAGTTAGGTATTGTTGGGCAAATAGCTTTAGGATTTTTAATGCCTTGGGCTGCGGGTGCTATTTTTAGTGGTTTTGGCACACTAGCAACAACTATGGCTGGGAGTAGTAATTTATTTATTAAAGCTGCTGGTACAGTTATGAAAGGTATTCATGCAGGAGCTACTGCAGTTAAAGGAGCTTTTACTAAAGTTACTGATGCAATTAGTGGTGGATTAGAAACTGTTACTGGTAAAGCTAAAGAAATGTTTGGTATTAATGCAGATGCTTCAGACTTTGTAAAGAATGCTCCTGATATGAAAGAGTTTGATTTAGGTAGTAATTTATCTGAAAAAGCTGTAGCAGATGTGGCAGCTTCAAAAACTGTAGAAGGTCAATTAGCTTCTACTATTCCTGATGCAATTGGTAAAGTTACTAAAGATGTTATTGGAGATATTTCAAAACAAGCAACAGAAAAAACTTTAGTAGGTAATGTTAAACAAGCAGTACTTGATGCTCCCGGAAAACTTGTAGAAGGTACGATTGCTAGTGCAACAGCAGGAGTTCAAGAAGGTGTAGCACGTTCTATATCACCAGAAGGAGATGTCATTTATCCTCAAAACATTGTAGATATGATAGGAAGTACTCCAAACTATAATACTGTATATAACGAAACAGACTTAGTAGCCGAAGATGCAAAATTACAAAGTCAAGGTGGAATGTTTGGAGGGTTGGTACACGGTGCAAGTGTACAATCAGATTCTAATTTTGGTTTGCAGGATAGTGTTTGGACTAGTTATATGCAAGGAGTTAAATAATAATGGAAAAAGAATATAAAAACTTTGACCAAGAAGGATTAGAGTTTTTAGCAAATAATGGTAGACCAATACCCGGTTCTTCTTTAACTAATAGTCCTGAAGCACCTTATGTTTGGGAACAAGCACCACAGTTTGTAGAGTTACAACCTGCTATAGATGCACTGTTTTTAGAACTTACAGAGCCTGAAGCTTATCATTCTACTATGGATTTGGTTAGAAATGGTATGCCTATAGGAGACATAGCTCAAATATTATTAACAGATGGTTTTCAAAAAGGAATGTGGAATCCTGATTTATTAATGTTACTTGTTGAACCTACTATGTATATGATTATTGCATTTGCAGAAAAAGCAGGTATACAAGATTATGTTACTTATGAAGGTGAAGATGAAGAGCCAGATGAGGAAGATGAACAGTTAGATGGAATAGAAAAAGCTATAGATATTGCACAAGATAGAATTGTACCTAAAGCAAAAGCAGGAGTATTTCCAAAAGAAATAGAAAAAAGACTAGAACAGTTTACACCACCAGAACAACCAAGTTTATTAGAAAAACCAACAACAAATCAACCAGAAAGTTTATTAGGTAAAGAGGAATAGTATGGCAATAGAACAATTAGGAGAATCTTTATTATCTCAAGCTAGAGATAGAAATAAAAAATCAAAGAAAAAAGCTAAGTTATTTACAGGTCTTATGTTGGGAGTAAAAATTGGGAATGCTCAATTAAGAAAACAGGCTGAAAAAAGAGCTAATGAATTTTGGACAAGTAATCAAGGGTTACTTAATCAAAGAACAAGTCAACTTGAAGCGGGTGTTGATTGGCATAATAATCATCGTGCTATGTTAAAAAAATATGGTAAGTATGAAGATGCTATAACAGGAGAAAACTGGACAAGTGCTTTTGATAGTATGAAACTAGCACAGTATCAATCTTCTCCAGAATACAAAGATGTATATAAAAATAACCCACAAGAATTTAATAAAATAATACAGCCTAAACTTTTAAAAAATAGAGAAAGTTATAGACAAGAATTAGAAGTTTATTCAGACTTTAAAAATATTACAAGTGCTGATAAAGAAACTAAAGCAGCTTATGAAAAACCTTTAAGAGACAAACTTCAAAAAGCTGTAGATATAATTAATCAACAAGATAGTGTTGGAGGATGGTTATTTAACAAAGTTGGTTTAGGACCTTCAGCAGAATTAGTTCCTTTAAAAGATAAAGATGGTAACACTGTAACAGATAACAAAGGAAATGTTACAATGATTCCTGAAGGACTTGGAAAAGAAACTAGAACTGCTATTATTGATTCTGTAGAAAAAACAATGACTAATTGGAGTACAATACAGAATGCAGTAGGTGTTAAACAAAATCTTACAAATCTTGAAATGAATGCATTAGTTCCTAAATTTATTCCTTCAATAGAACCTGATTCAGAATTAAAAACAATTTATAACATTGCATCAACTGGAGAAGGAGCTACAGGTTCTTTAAAACAAGAAAACTTTAAAGTTAAACTTGGTGATGGGGAAACAACAGTATATGAATTTTTAAATCAATTTGAGATAAGTGAAGAAGGTAAAGGGTCAAACATATATTTAAACGATACTCAAAAATCACAAGTTTATTTAGATGCTTTAAAGTTAGCAGATTATAAATACAAAATGTACATAGCTGAAACTAAAAAAACTGGACTTGGTGCTTTAGCTTTACCAGATGGAGGTAAATTAAAATTTTATGAAGATGCTTTACAAGAAGTTATACTTGGAGATTTTAGTTATCAAATAGGTAAAGACCCTAGTAAATTAGGTTTTGGTGCTGATGAGGCTAGAGGAGTTTATAAAAGAACTACAGTAAACAATTTTTTAAATAGTATTATAGATAAAGATATTATAACTATACCAGATTCTAAAGGTAAAGATTTAGAAATTTCTCAAGGTTCTATTGATAATGTTTTAACTGATGAAGATTTAAAGAATGAAAAAGATAATATTAATAAATTTACAACCCCTGATGAAGTTATAAATCAATTTAAAGCCACAGTAATGTCAGACCCTAATTATGATAAAGTTTCTCCAGAAGACCGAGCAGCTACTATTAAAGCTATAATACTTCAATATCCTGAAATGGCTGCACCTTTAACAGATATGTTTGTAGATATCCTTACTAAACCACAAGATATGAAACAACGTGGAAAAGTAGACGATACTAAAGTTACTGATATGAAACAAAGAGGACCAGTAGATGATACTAAAGCAAGTACGTTTAAATCTATACTGGAAATAGATGAGGATGAAATAATGAGAAGCGAAGCTGCTGATAAAGCTCGTTCACAAACACTACCAGCATTAGCAAAAATTATTGGAGTAGATAAAGAATCTGTTAAAAATAGAGAAATTAAAAAAACTGAAAACTTTATAAGCGGTGAAAGCATGTTACTTCCTTTTACTTTTTCTAGGTGGTTAAGAGAAACAAAAGAAATACAATCTTCTAAGATTAATAAAGAAGATAAAATTAAATATGCAAAAGAATTTTTAGAATTTTTAAATCAATAGGAAGCATTATGTTAACTGATAATACTGTATATGACTCTAATTATTTTTTAAATAAGTTTAATGCAGAACCCGGTGAAACAGAAGAAGAAAAAAAGAAAAGAGAAGAAGAAGAAAGATTAAAACAAGAACAACAGATAGCTGAACTTATTCGTGATGAAGATGTAGAACTTTTAAATTATGAAGGTAAAAAAGAAAAGTTTGAAGCTCCTGAGTTAGAAGAAAAAATAATTTCTGATTCTATAATTTCTGAAAAACCTCAATATGACTCTAATTATTTTTTAAATAAGTTTAATGAAACACCTATTATAGAGGATAAGGTCGATGATGAAGAACCTACTACTGCACAAAAAATAGAACTCGGTGCTTCTTTAGAACGTCACACACTTGGAAATCTTTTTAGAACTGTAAAAGCTGGAGTAGCTACTTTAAGCAACAATAAAACTTTTCAAGATAATATAAAACAAATTGAAGAAGAAAGACGTACTAAAATATTTAATACGTTAGAAGAAAAATATGGCACAAGTTTTAGAGAACATGAAAATGATGCAGCAACTATAACAGGTAGAGTAGGTGTAGCAATAGCTGACCCAGTTACTTTTTTTATACCTTGGGCAAAAGTTGCAAAGCTAGGTAAACTTACAGCTACTGGGGTAGGTGCCGGTATAGGTGCAACAGATATGGCATTATATGAGTACTCTGCATACGGTGAGGTCAACCCTAATAATGTATTGTTTGGTGCTGCTGTAGGTGGAGGAAGTTCTTTATTAGGTTCTGTAGTTGCTAATAGATATAGGTCTGTAGATGGCGATGAAATTAATTTAGGTAAAATAAATAATCCTGAAGTAGATACTGTTGTTAAAAGTTCCGTAAAAGACGAAGAAGTTATAACATTAACTTCAAAAGAAATTAATGACTTAGATAACGGTATACAAAAATTAGTAAAAGAAAATCCAGTTATATTAAAAGAGTTAGAAGCTTCTCCTATATTAGTAAACATGTATAGAAAAGCAAAAAATGATATTTTAAATTATGATAATGTTAAATCTTTAGAAAGTAAATTTAATCCTTCTACAGGTCAATTAGATTTTCCAGATATAGCTAGATTAGATGTTAAAAATAAAGTTAGGTTAAGTCCTACAAAATTAAAAAATTTAAAAAATAAAAGTGATGAAGCTAAAAGATTTTTAGCAGATGACTATTTTGATTTAATGAAAAAAACTGCTCTTGGTCAAGTAGAAGTAGTAGATGGTCAATTAAAAATATTATCTAAAGATTTTGAACTAACAGATAGTTTATTAAAAACAGTATTAAATGAAAGTTTTAGACCTTTATTTGGAGGAGGTGTTGGTTTTACAGCAGGTACTTTTATAGGTGACGAAGATGATACTATTAATTATACTTTAATAGGTGCGGGTATGACTTTTGGTTTAATGTATAATAGAGTAAAAGATGCAGACTATCTTTTAAAAGGTCAAAAAGAAAAAGCTTTTGGAATTATAGAAAATGAATCTGCAAGAATGCTACACAACTTTTTAAAAGTTAAAGGTTCTGGAACAACTGCTAATAGATTAGTAAATCACGGAGATGAACTCGAAGTAATAGGACGTAATTTATTTACTGTATTAGATGGTAAACACAGAGGAATACTTTCTGCTGAAGAAAGTTCTGATTTAATGAAAGACCTTTTCTCTAGAAGAGTTTCAGAAGTTGTTCAAGATGCTTCTGAGGCTCAAAGAATAGCTGCTGGTAAAATAGCTACTAAAACAGCAACTCGTGCAGAAATTAAAGCACTTGGTTTTACTACCAAAGAAATGAAAGATATAGATACTCTTGCTTCTAATTCAAAATTATTCGTAAGAGAAAATTTAAAATATGTTCAAGATGCTGGAGTTACTGTTAAACAAATTGATAATTATGATTTACCTCAGATGTATGTTCAATCTAAAGTTTTAGGCAGTGCTGTTGAAGCTAGAAAAATAATTGAAAATGCTTTGATTGCAGAGTTTCCTAAATGGGATAAAATTACAATAAAAACTTTACAAGAACATTACCCTGACATAAATAAAACTGCTAACGTAAAAGACGTAGCTAAAATAATTGTAGAAAATATTAGCGGTAGAGGAACTTCCAGTATGTTTAAAGATGATAACATAGGAAGTGGCATACTTGGAAAATTTGTAGGTATTCCAGAATTAAAAAACTTTCAAAAAGAAAGAATATTTAAAAGTTTAGAAGCTAGGAAAATTTTAGAACCTATATTAGAAAAAGATATAAAAATAATTTTAAATACTCTTGTTAAAAATACTACAAAAGGCACAGAGTTTGCTAGAAAAATTGGAGAAAATGGAGAGTTATTAAATAAAACATATGCTCGTATTCGCGGTAAGTATGAAAAAGGATTAATAAATGAACGTGAATATAAAGATAAAGTAAAAACACTTTCTAAAACTATTAACGCTTACTTCGGAACTTTACACAAAAGTGCTGCAGACCCTTTCCAAAGTAATTTAGGAAAAGATGGTTTTGCTTTACTTACTTTTTTATCTAATACAACTATGTTGCCTCGTTCTATTATTCCACAACTAGGAGATTTTTTACAACCTTTTCAAAATAGCAGTGTTTATTCTTCGTTTAGAGGATTTGCAGAAGCTTCTAAAAAAGATAGTCTTGCAAGTAAATATAGAATAGGTGGTGAAGGAGTATTTGGTACAGGTAAAGGAGACATAGCTTCTACAGTTAATAAAGATATAGATGCAGCATTATCTTCTGGATTACATCCAAGTACAAAATTTCAAGAAAAATTATCTGAGTGGACTCAAACATTTTTTAAATTTAATTTAATGGCTCCAGCTACAAACTTTGCTGCAAAGGGTGCGTTTAGTACAGGGATAGATGAAACATTTAATATAGCTAAAAAAATAGGAACTGATAAAATAATTAGTCCTGCATTAAAAAATAAATTAAATTATTATGGTGTTAGTATGAAAGAAATACAAACTTTAAATAAATTTAAAAATGTACAAGATGCTATTAAATCAGAAGCTGGTGAAAGAATACTTGTAAAAGCAGGTAATAGAGCTAAAATAAGAGATGTCGGTTTGCCCGGAGTGGGTAACAGACAATTTTTTGCACAAAGTAATAATCCTGCAGTTAAGTCAGCAGGTTTATTTTTATCTTGGTCGCAATATAAAGTAGCTCAAATGAACTCTTTAATTAAAAGAGTAGAAGATGGAGATTTAAAACTAGCTATTAAGATGTTAGGAACAATTGGAATATTTGCAGGTTTAAGAGAAGCACAAATTGCAGCTAGTCCAGCTAGAGAATATTACGAAAAAAACGAACCGGAAAATTTTAGTGCAAAGTGGTGGGGAGAAGGGGCAGCTTTATCGGGTTTAATAGATTGGAGAGCTGAAAAACTTTCTAGAATATTTGGAACATGGGCGGGTTCAGGTTATGGAACTGCAACATCTGCTATATCTCCTTTGTTTGGTTTAATAGATAGATGGTATAATAATATTGGTAAAACATATAGAAATTTAGAAGCAGGAGACTATGAAGGAGCTACTGTATCTGGATTAAGAACTCTTCCTTTAGGAGGAGAGCTTGTAGATTATACTAATAGAGCTTCACAAATTTTAACAGAAGAAAAATTATTAGAAGATAAAGCTAATAGAAAATCTAACAAAGGATATGACCCTGTAAAAGGATATGCAACAGGCGGATTAGTAGAAGGTAAAGACGATGTACCTTTTACAAAAGAAAATCCAGCTAATAGAGTTGACCCCTTTACAGGACAACCTTACTCATCACAAATGGAGGAATTAGGATTAAATGTTTTTCAAGAAAAATAATAAAATGGATATAGAACTTTGCAAAGCTGAAATAAAGAGACACGAAGGTGAAGTGTTAGAAATTTATATGGATAGTCTAGGCTATAAAACTTTAGGAGTTGGACACCTCTGCCAACCTAACGACCCGGAATATGATTGGGAAGTTGGCACACCTGTTACTCAAGAAGTTGTAGACATGTACTATGAGGATGACTTTGAAAAGCACTATAAGGAAACCATACATGTCTTTGGTAGCGAGGAAGACTTTGAAAAGTTACCAGAGCCTGTACAAAGAGTGTTAGTCAACATGTGTTTTAATCTAGGTGGTACAAGACTTTCAAAGTTTCGTAACATGTTAAAAGCTTGTAAAGAACATAATTGGAAAGAGATGTCTGTACAAATGGAAGATAGTCGTTGGTTTAAACAAGTAGGCAGACGTAGTATAGAACTACAAAAAATAATTTTAGAACAATAGATGCTTTTGTATACTGAAAAACAACTAGAAGATTGCTATAAACAATATTGTGTTTTTCAAGGAAAGCATGATATGGGTTTTGTTTCTTTAGAAGACTTTAGAATTTTATTTGAAAATTTATTAATAACAACATACGAGGATATAGAATGAAAAATATGTTAAAGAACATAGTTGGAGCTGTTGCACCTACATTAGGAACTGCATTAGGTGGACCTATGGGTGGAATGGCAGCTAATATGATAGCTGATGTGTTAGGTGTTCCCAATACTCCAAAAGCTATAGAGAAAGGATTAGCTGAAGCTACACCTGAACAAATGTTAGAACTTAAAAAAGCTGAACAAGATTTTGAAGTTCAAATGAAAGAGCTTGATGTAGATGTATTTAAGTTAGAAGTAGCTGATGGTCAAGATGCTAGGAATAAATTCAGTAAAGACTGGACAGCCCGTATAATGGGTATAGCTGTTGTAGGTGGATTCATGGGATATATATTCCTTGTTACTTTACAACCACCAGAGCAGAACTCTGAAGCCCTTATAAACCTTGTACTAGGATATCTTGGTGGTTTAGCAAGTGCTGTTATATCTTTTTACTTCGGAGCTTCTAACACACAAAAAGACTAATGGATGCAGTAGCAGTAATAACCGAACTAGGCTTTCCTATTGCAGCAGCTTTAGGTTTAGGTATGTTTGTATGGAAACTTATCAATAGAATTATTGATGGGATGGAAACTAAACTAGATACTTTAGATGATAAAGTACAAACATCTTTAGATACTATGGAAGAAAGAGTATCTACAAAGCTTGATAGTCAATATGGTATTATAGTAAGTTTAATTGATAGAGTAAGAGCTATGGATAATCAAAGTATTAGACAAGATGTACTCTTGAAAACTTTACTAGGCGTACCCAACTTAGTAGATATAGATAAAATTGCAAAGGCAGATAGAGATGACCAAAGAAAAGATTAAGTTTGAAATACCAGTTATAAGTATATTTATATTCTTATTTATTATAAGTGTATTAGAACAACTACAATGAAGATAGACGATAAGAAAATATTACAAGTAGTTAATCTTTCTCCAAGTGAATCTTGGATAGAAAAAATTGTAGACATACATCCAATGAAGCAAATTACTGTAGCTTCTATAGTACAAGTAATTGTATTTGGATTTATGTTATTTATGTTTTGGATAAACAGTAAAATATTATGAAATTAAAACCAACATTTAAAAGTGAAAAGACTTCAAGGAACTGCAAGTGGTGTATGTTCTTTTGGTCTATGTTAATTATGTTCTGGTCTGTAGGAAACATTGCAGATGAGATAGTATTTAAGTTTAAGAGTCCTAGCTTTAGTGGTATTAATACTAGCTCACATTATCTTACTATTCAGAATCAAGAGTTTAATCGTAAAGAAGCATTGAAGGCAGAGATTAAAGCACTTCAAGACCAGATAGAAAGAGACAAAGAAAACACAACTCTTGCAAGGTTTATAAGAAACTTAGAATCACGTATATACTCACAGCTATCAAGACAATTAGTAGAGAACTTGTTTGGTGAGGTTCCTTCTGATAGTGGTACATTAACTTTAGAAGGCAATACAATTGTTTATAACGTGGAAGATGGAATAATAACTTTAACTATAACGGATAGTGATGGCAATACAACGACTATATCTTTGCCTGTTGGTAATTTTACTTTCTAGTTGTGCAGTAGTACAAGAGAGTGGAGATTTAGTTTTAACTAAAAGAATCCAGTCTAGTTCTACATTAGATTTACAATCAGAAGAGTTAAGAAATTTACCACCAGCTAAAGTAAAACCAACGATAGCAATATACCCTAATAGCTTTAGAGATTTAACAGGTCAAAGAAGAAGTAATAGTACCTTTGCTTTGTTTAGTACTGCTGTAACACAAGCACCTGAAGCTTTTCTTATTAGAGCTTTTAAGCACACAGCAGGTGGAGAGTTTTTTAGAGTTGTAGAACGTGTAGGTTTAGATGACCTAACAAAAGAAAGACAACTCATACGTAGCACACGTAAAGATTTTAAAGAAGATAATAAGATGCAACCACTGTTATTTGCAGGGTTGTTAGTCCAAGGTGGAGTAATTAGTTACGAAGCTAATCTAAAATCTGGAGGTTCTGGTGCAAGGTACTTAGGTATTGGGACAAGTAAACAGTTTAGGGAAGACACAGTTACTATATCTTTAAGGTTAGTATCTGTATCTACCGGTGAAGTTCTTATGGAAACATTAGTATCCAAAAGTATTTTATCAACAAGTGTTTCTCAGGATGTATTTCGTTTTATTGAAACTGGCACTGAGCTAGTAGAAATAGAAGGTGGTATATCAGAGAATGAAAGTGTTTCAATAGCTTTACAAAAAGCTGTAGAAACTGGGGTATTAAATATAATAAATATTGGAATAGAGAGAGGCTATTGGAAATATGAAAACTTTAAAATTAATGAGCCTAGTTGTGATGATGAGTGCATCACTTCTATACGGGGCTGATAACGAAATATATATAGACCAGTCTGGTGCTACATTTAATTTAGATGCAGAACAGCTTGGTTCAGGTAATATTATAGGTGGTGCTACTGCTGCTGCTGGGTCAATGACTGCATTAGACTTAGACGGTGGTGTGCAGACTATTGATATTAATCAAATAGGGTCAAGTAATAAATTTTTAGGAGACATTACTGCTGATAACTTTGTAGGTTTTTGGGAGTTTGATGGTTCTACCAACGTGTTTAATGTACAGATAGACCCTACTAATACTTATGGTGCTGATGGCTCTAATGTTAATGTAGATGTAACAGGTGGTACAAACACTTTTACACTTGACTTAGCTACAACATCTTTAGCAAGTAATGCAGATGTTGACTGGGTTATTAATGGAGATGGTAACACATTTGATTTTAATATTAATAATGCTGATGCAACCAATGATGTAAATGTTGATGGAGATGACAACACTGTAAACTTTACAGGTCAAGGGTTTGCAGGTGGGTACTTTAAATTAACTCAAGTGGGTAATTCAAGAACCTTTAATATAAATCAACTGAGTACTCAAGATAATGACTGGTTACGTATTACGTCTAATGGTTCTAATGGTACTGTTTGTGTCATTCAAAACGACCAAGGTACAGGCACAAGCTGCTAATATAGGCAACATAACTGAACTAAATGGAACAGGTAGAGTTGTAAGAGAAGTCCCTAAAGACTTAGACGAAACCTTCCAAGCCTCTATAGACCTAGACATCAACAGCTACGATAATGTCCAAACTTCTAATGGGAGATTGGGCATTACTTTTTTAGATGACAGTCAAGTTAGACTTACTGAACATTCTGAATTAATTATAGATGAATTTATCTATGACCCAGACCCTTCTAAATCTAAGATGGCTCTACAATTTGCAAGTGGTACTGCAAGATTTATCACAGGTAAGTTAGCTACAATAGACAAAGAAAATATAACTATCAATACTCCAAGTGCTACGATTGGTATACGTGGTACAGATTTTACTGTGACTGTAGATGAGTTAGGTAGAAGCTTAGTTATATTATTACCAGATGATGATGGTCTTCCAAGTGGAGAGATAGTTGTCGCAACAGCTATGGGACAGGTAGTTCTTAACAAGCCTTACCAAGCTACTACAGTTTCTATGTTTGAAACTAAACCAACAAATCCCGTTATCCTTGACTTAACCCTAGAGTTAATTGATAACATGTTAATTGTAAATACACCTAGGGAAGTAAAACAAAATGAAGGAGAAGATGGAGGGAGTAATGTTAGTAGTCTTGATGTTGACTTCCTTGAGTTTGATGATTTAGAAACAGACTATCTTGCAGAAGACAATTTAGAGTTTACAGAGTTAGACATTAATTATCTTGATGTAAACTTTCTTGAAGACTTGTTAGACATTATAGAAGATGTTAATGAGCTAGACCAAACTTCAACAATTTTAAAAACTGCTATAGATTTAAAAGGTACTAAAGTAGGATACGATAGTGAGACTCAGATAAATACTTTTTTGACAGATAACGTCATAACATTCTACAAAGCTTTAGAAGATACTATTAAATTAGATTTAGATAAATCAAATGCTTACACCGTTGTAATGATACAGAATGGTAAGAGTACACAGATAATAGTTAATGGTGGAGGAGACTCTACTATAAAAATAACACAAGGAGACTAACATGAAGTGGGCAATCACCTTATTAACTCTATTAACTTTGCCTCTCCTCTTCAATAGTGTACCATTAGAAGTACTAAGACTTAAAACTTTTGATGCTCTTGTCACAACTCCAGAACCTACCGGATACTTTACAATCCTCAATATTGACGAACAATTCCTAGATGAACAAGGTGGATATCCTCTGCCTAGAGAAACACTTGCAAAGATTCATAACGATATAATAAACAAAGGTGCATTAGGTGTAGGATGGGTTATGTTATTTCCACATCCAGATAGAATGGGTGGAGATGATGAGTTTTCTAAAGCCTTACAAAGTTCTCCAAGTGTCATAGCTATGCCTGAAATATCTAATGGTATTTATCCTAAGACACATGGTACAGTTATCAAAGGACCAATAGTATCTCTACCAAAAGCTCAAGGCTTTTTAGAGAACATAGAACCTTTAAAACAATCAGCTAGTCAAGGTGCTATCTCTGCACCAGTAGATGTAGATAATTTAGTAAGGAGAATACCTTTACTACAACAAACTAATAATGGGTGGGTTGCTTCGTTTGGAACAGAAGTTTTAAAAATACTAGGAGGTGGTCGTACTTATCAGATTGTCACAAATCTGAATGGAATAGAACAGGTTAGAGTTAGAGGTATTCCGCCCATTACCACTGATAGTCTAGGACGTAAATGGATTAGTTGGGTTGACACACCACAGACAACACTATCTGAAATGAATGTAGAAGGTAAGTTTGTCTTTGTAGGTTTTACAGCCAAGGGTATATCACCACAACTTGCAACACCTATAGGCTTGTTAGAACCTCATAAAATACAAACAGCTTTATCAGAAAGTATGTTGATGGACACACCACAAATACCAGACTATAGATTGTTTGTTGAACTATTATTATTAATAGTCTCAGGCTTACTCACAGCTCTTGTAATAAAGTATCTTGGTATCACTAAGGGTGTTGTATCATTCTTAGGTTTGTTCTCTTTTATGGGCTATATGGAGTATCACTTTGTAAGCTATAATATCTTGATAGACTTTACATGGTCTCTAATAAGTATGACACTTATTGCTACCTTACAATTCTATTTAAACTTTAGAACTCAATACAAACTTAGACAACAAATCAAGAAACAATTTGAACATTATCTTGACCCAAGACAAGTCAAACAACTACAAGATAATCCTGAACTTCTGAAGTTAGGCGGAGAAAGAAGACGTTGTACGTTTTTATTTACAGACGTTAGAGGCTTTACAAGTTTATCAGAAAGATTACAGCCTGAAGAAGTCACAGAAATTATGAACAAAGCATTAACGATACAAGCTAATGCAGTTAAAAAGTATGACGGTATGGTTGATAAATATATTGGAGATGCAATGATGGCTATCTTTAATGCACCAATAGACCTTGAAGACCATGAGACCAAAGCCATCCAAGCAGCATTACAAATCCACCGAGATATGGCAGAAGCCAAACTAGGTATTGAAATAGGTATAGGTATAAATACAGGAGAGGCAGTAGTCGGTAATATGGGAAGTGATACAAGGTTTGATTACTCTGCTATTGGTGATGCTGTTAATCTAGCTGCAAGGCTAGAGAGTTCTACTAAAGAAGTAGGAGAGGATATAGTAATTGGGTACACCACAGCTATGAACTCTGATATACCCACTAGATATCTAGACCCTATAAAAGTTAAGGGTAAGAAAGATGAGATAATTATTTATACCGTTCAATAAGTATTATACTTCTTTTCCTACACTAAACTGACGTAAATAATTTTCATTCATATCATCTATTTCAAATTCGCCCCATTCGTTTTTACTACACCAACAGGCTTTTACGTTAGCTAAATCTTTAGTTTTTTTACTTTGTTTCTTTGCGAAATTACAAGCGTCTTTTTCTTTTATATGTAACTCACTAAATAAAAAAGAATCTCCGTATCCTCCATCTTCGTAAAAATTTTTTCTGGTAAGTTTTGTACCAAATCTTTCTAGGTCTTTTTTCTTATTTAGTTTGAACAGCCTGTTATCTTCATCTGGACAATAGTAGTCAACGATATACATATAAGTAGTTTCTTCTGTCATGTTAATAGCCCTCCAGCTTTTAATTAAAAAATTATTATAACATAACTAAAACTATATGTCAACCCCTACTTTAGAACATTAAGTTCTCTTTGAAAGTAATCATGTAGGTTTTCTAGTTTAGCTTTACCATTTCTAATAATAGTTTTCATCAATGGTCTATCATCAATAGGAAATACTTCATCAACCATATTCTCCGGAAGCATACTAAACTCTGTCATTATTTTATTATCTCTTGTTAAGATAATTTTGAAACTAACTAGGTTAGCTTCGTCCTTGTTAATCATGGGACTCCTCTAAATTTGTAAATTTAATATTGTCCTGTCTACCTCTCAACCCTGCCTTCATATAGGTAGTAGCCCTACCTTCAAAGAAGTTCTGGTGTTCTACACCTGTCACTTCATCAATCCAACCAAGTGGATTTTCTCTTTGGTCATAATTAGTTTTAAGACCAAGTTGTAATAATCTTCTATCTGCTATGTATCTATTGTAAGCATACATATCTTTTTTAGTTAGTCCTTGTATATCTCCCATATCAAAAACTAAATCTAAAAACTTATCTTCAAGTTCTACCATATGTCTACATATTTGATATAGCTCTGCTTTAAAATCATCTGTCCATATTTCTATGTTCTCTTTTATAAACTCTCTAAACAATTTAGTCATAGCTTCAACGTGCATAGACTCATCACGGATAGAGTAAGTAACTATCTGTCCCATACCTTTCATCTTACCGAACCTTGGAAAGTTTAAAAGAATAGCAAAGCTACTGAACAACTGTAGTCCTTCTGTAAAAGCTGAGTAGACTGCTAAAGTTTTTGCAATAGTTTCTTTCTTAGCTTTAGAAGGTTTAAAGTTACCAACATAATCATGCTTGTCTGACATCTCTTCATACTCTGCAAAAGCTTTGTACTCTATCTCAGGCATACCAACTGTATCAAGTAATAAAGAATAAGCATGTTGATGTATTGATTCCATGTTTGCAAAAGAACCCATCATCATTCTTGCTTCAGGCTTTTTAAAGATAGGCATATATTTATCTATATATCCAGAAGCTACATCTACATCGGACTGAGTAAACAATCTAAATATTTGTGTAAGTAAATTCTTTTCTATATCTGAAAGTTCCTGCCAATCTTTAACATCTGTATGTAATGGTACAGATTCAGGCATCCAATGCATTTGATTCTGTAATACATAGTAGTCAAACATCCATGGATATTCAAATGGTTTGTAGTAATCTCTCGTTGTTAATAAGCTCATAATTTTTCTTCCTTTGGTAAATATACTATTATTAATGAATTACATTTAGGACAACTTAGGTTAGTCTCCATAATATAATCTTCGTCTTCTTCTTCTATGTCGTGGTCTCCGCCCCATATTAATTGTGTATTACAATGCCAACAATTCATGGTTATCCCTCACATGCGATACATTCTGTATCTTCTAAATTTATTCTAGGTACTTTAACATTTACATTCTCTACTGTACGAGCAGCATTAGAACGAAAATAGTAAAGCGATTTAAGTTTGTTCATACCATACCAGTGAACATCATTTACGTACTGCATGTATTCATCATGTACTTCTTGAGGTTCAGTTGCTTTTGGTAAAGTAAAGAACAGGTTGACGGACTGTGCTTGACACACAAACTCCTGTCGTTTTGCAGCATGTTCAACAATCCATATTTGATTTATCTCATTAGCTGTTTTAAATATTTCTTTCTCATCATCAGTAAGAACATTTATGTGTTGGACTGAACCATCACTACCAGATATATCTTTCCAAATGTTTTCTAACTCTTGTGCTTTTAATCCTTTAGTTTTTAAAATCTTTTCTAAGTATTTATTTTTAACTTGGTAACTGCCGGATAAAGTCTTGTGAGTATAGCAGTTAGCCCTGTAAGGCTCAATGCTAGGAGAAGTCCCACTACAAATGATACCACTACTAGCATTAGGAGCAATAGCAAGGAGATTAGCATTCCGCTTACCACTGCCATGGATATCAGGAGCCTCGCCCCTTTCAATAGCCAACTCTCTAGTTGCTTCTTTCGCCTTTCCTTTAATATAAGTGAATGCCTTATAGTTAAACCCAGTTGCGTAAATACCTTCAAAAGGAAGTGACCTAGATTGAAGATAAGCATGGAAACCCATAGCACCAAGACCGAGACTCCTTTCTCTATACGCTGAGTAGGCACTCTTGGTAAAGCCTTCTTTACCTTCCTTAACATATTTTTGAAAGCGTTTAAAATTTGCACTATATTCTCCTAACTGTGTTGTGTCTATTGCATTGTCAATATAATGTTGAAGTATATTATCAAGCATGGTTATTAAATCTTGTATAAAGTTATCGTCCTTTGACCACTCATCAAAGTATTCTAAGTTTACAGATGATAAACAACATACTGCTGTTCTCTCTTCATCCGTTGGTAAAGTAATCTCAGAACATAAATTACTTTGTCTTATCTTTAATCCTAAATCTTTTTGTGATTTAGATAAAGCTTCATTACATGTATCAATATTAACCATGTAAGGTTCACCTGTTTCTGCTCTGGCATTTATTATCTGCCACCATAAATCTCTAGCGTTAATAGTCTTAACAGCTTCGTTAGTCTTAGGGTCAATCAATCTCCAGTCTTCATCTTTTTCTACAGCTTGTAAGAAAGCATTAGTAATGTTGACACCATTATGAAGATTAAGATTCTTTCTGTTTATATCTCCACCTGATTCTTTTCGCATGTTTATAAACTCTTCAATCTCCGGATGACTTATATCCATATAAGCCGCATAAGAACCACGTCTTGTAGTGCCTTGATTGAAAGCTAACATCTGAGAATCAACTACGTGCATGAAAGGAATTGAACCAGTAGAACGACTGCCATGAGTAGTAGATATACCGTTACTTCTAATGTCTCCCCAATATCCACCGATACCGCCACCCGAACTCGCCAACCATATGTTCTCATCATAATGAGCTGATAAACCATTCCTACTGTCAGGAACATAATTAAGAAAACAACTGATAGGAAGCCCACGAGTTGTTCCTCCGTTGCTAAGTATAGGAGTGCTAAACATGAACCACCTATGGGAACTGTACTCATAAAGTCTCTGAGCCAATTCAAAATCTGTCTCGCCTTTAAAAGTTGCTCCGAATACTGAGGCTCTTGCGAATGCTTCTTGGGCATGTGTTTCTCCTTCCCAAAGATATCTATCTCTGAGTGTATCTAAACTAAACTTATCAAATGTTTTTTCTCTATCATAATCTATCTCTATACCTAGGTAAGGTTTCTTTCCTATCTTATCTTCAACCATTATCTTGTTCCTTATTGTTTACGTATATTGCTATTATAGCATAGTGTATGATTTTATATAAGTCTAAATTGTTTTTACCGTTCTTTTTTCCAAACCTCATAGCATACTTCATAATGTTTCCAAGACAGAAGCCTTCTCCATATCCAGAATCAATTATCATATCTGTTGCTTGATACTTACCATTAGCATAGTGTTGGTCATACGTATTACCTACGTAAGCTTTTAGTTCATTTAATATTTTATCTTCGTTAAACTTATAGTTCATCATTTCTCCAATCATCCGGTAGTGTATCTTCACTATACCATCTAAAGTTATTTGTCTCTGCCCATTCAGCATGAGTTCTTTTTGTTTTATTTTTTCTTACCTTTGCACCCGGCATTGGAGAGAAAGGTTTCTGAAATAAAAATACTAACTCATAGTCATTAGGTATAGCTTCTCGTATATGTATGTACTTACTATACTCTGCATAGTCCCAAAACCTACCTTTAGCTTCTAGTAAAATTGTTTTACCATCTATAACTTTTACAAAATCAGGTTCGTATTTATGTTTAACAACATAATTAATATTATCCCAATGATGTTTCCATTCTTGTAGAACAGTCTCATGTAGCATTGCTTCCCATAAACTGTCATACCCTTTAGGTACACCAACCTTCTTTGGTCTTGGTTTTCTTGGTACTCTTTTAGGCATCTAACTCTTCTAAATGAAAGTTAGGATTTTGTTTTACTTTTTTATAAAACCATCTAAGACTATAAGCACTTAACATAAATTTATTATTAGCAAAAATATGTGTTTGCTCTGGTAGAAACTCATGTAAGTTTTTCTTGTTAATCTTTTTAGTATCTTCTCCTTCAGGAACCATAGTCCTTATCCAATCAATAAGTAATCCTTCAGCTTTACGTCTTAATAATTTTGATTTCTTACCACTCATGTATTCTTTACCTCTATAACATTAGGAACTTTAGGTACTTGAGTTAGGTATCTATAACCTGTTGAATATTTAAACACTCTTAAACCTTGTCCATCGTTAGCATCTTTATGACAATCATGTTTAAACCTACACCAAGTACAACCCTTTGCAAGTTTCATATTACCAGACTTACCATCTGGTACATCATCATAACATTTATCCGGAGGTGTTGCTAACTTAACAGCCTTTTTAATATCAGTTATTTTCTTTTTGATATTAGGTTTATCAAAGTTATCAGGCTTAAACATAGCTAACTCTCCTGACTCTTTATTAAGAGCAAGGAAACCACCATGAGTAGTTCCTTCTGCTGATTCGTATCCTGCAAGTTGAGCCATGTATCCGAATGGGTCATCCTCTGCTAGAGTACCATCTTTAAATTTCTTAAAGGCATAACTTGAAGCAGTCTTTACATCAACAACTTCTCCATCAATAACACAATCCATATGTCCTTTAATACCAGAAACTTTTATTTCTTTTTGTTCACTCGTCACTTCATGTCCAGATAACTTAACAAGAAATAAAACTATCTCTTCAAGTAAGTGTCCGTATAAGAACTTAATAAATGTAGGTGGCGATATGACTTCTGTATTATCAGAATCAGAGTTCATCTCATACCATAACTGTCTAGGTTGTTTGCCTATGTTAGACATACGTAAGGCAGGTTTACCTCGTGGACTAGGATGAGACCAGTCGTATAGAATCTGTTTCATAGACTCTCCAAACTGCTCTATTGTGTCTTCATCTATGTTAAGATGTTCGCCTTTTCCTAATGCCGACAATTCATTATATATATCTTCTACCAATGTGTCAAGTGTTTTTTTATTTTTTTTCATCTTCAGTTTCCTTAAATGCTTTAATAACATCTGATGAGAATAATTTCTGAAGATTAACTAAGAACATTTTACTAGCGTTATGGTCTCCACCACATACAGTTTTAAAACTATCAAGGTCATCAACAATAGTTCTAAGTACATCTGTTTTAAATACAAGAGTACAAAACTCATTGTCTCCTACACATAAATTATGAAACCAATAGTCTGATTCCGTTGCTCTTATTCCTGATGGTTTATTCCAAGACTCATACTCTATACATATATTTCCTGTCTTCATCCACATGCCTTTCTCTGATTTAACCTCTATCTTTTTTCCAGTTAGCATGTCTTTAATTTTATCTTCTCTTATCTCTCCATACTCTAAGTCAATATCAAATTTCTTTCTATCTTCTTTAGTGGGTTTCACTCCAGTTATCTCCTATCTTGTATTCGCCATCTAAAGGACAACGAAGATTAAAATGTGTTCCTGCTTTTACAATACTATGTACTGCAAAGTTCCCTATAAAATCAGCTTTATCTTTTGGTACTTCTATCTGCCACTCATCATGTATGTTAGCTACGAATTTATAATCCATTGTGTTTAATCTTAACACATCATCTAACATAACCAATGCTTGTTTCATTACAATAGCACCTGCACCTTGTAGTAAAGTGTTCAATGCTGAATGTTGATTACGAACATACAGCTTCCTACCATCTAATCCTTTGAGGTAATTTTTTGCTGAAGCTCTTTGTACCCTGTCTCTAAGAGACTTAAATGTAGGCTTATTATCAAAGAAATATTGTCTAGCTCTCTTACCATCTGCTGTACCTCCTCCGACCACGCTACCAAGTTTTTCATCTCCTGCTCCGTACATAAGTGCATAGATGAATGTCTTTGCTTTATCTCTAGATTCAAGGTTTGCAAGTTTTTGATTAGCGGTGTGTATGTCTCCATTGAGAATTTCATTTGTGTACTCCTCGTCATTCATGTAGTGAGCTAACATTCTAATCTCAAGACCAGAAGCATCAACTCCGATTAAAACATTACCTTCTTCAACAGTCCAACATGCTCTACATTCTTTACCATAAGGACTATAGACTGCCGGTACTTGTGCCATGTTAGGATTCCTATGTGTCATTCTTCCTGTGATAGCACCGTTAGGTATTACAAAGCCATGTACTCTACCATCATCTTGTACTCCTTCAACCCAAGAGTCAACTTGAGCTATACGCTTTTGAAGTAGTAAGAAGTCTGCTATAAGTTTAGCTTCGTGTATGTGTGTGATTGCTGATAGAGTTTTCTCATCTACTATAGGTTGACCTGTTGGTGTAAACCTTTCAGGCTTCCAACCAAAGTCAATAAGATATTCTCCTATCTGTTTACGACTACCAAGATTAAAGTCTTGTAGTGTTTGTCTCATAAAAGGTTCAAAGTTATTTGTATCTAAACATCTTTGATACTCATCATCTGTAAGCCCACGCTTTGATAAGTCTCCATCTTTTTTAATATAAGGATTAACTAACTTATCATCTACCCATTTAGGTTTAAATGTATTATGTACTTCATCTTCAATGGATTGTTTCTTTTCTCTAAGTTCAGCAAGTAATAACAAAGCTGATTCCAAATCAAACTTAAAACCATTTACCTCTTGCTGTTTCATTATCCTAGCTACACCTTGTTCTAAAGATATACATTGTTTAGAGAATCCTTTACTCTCCTCTCTTAGTTTCTTTAATACTACAGCGTTGAGTTGTACATCTCTAACACAATAGTCCATCATCTCTTTAGAATAATTAAGATAGTCTGAGAACTCTATCTTATGATAGCCTAATTTATATCCCCATTTCTCAAGGCTATGACCACCTTCTCTATTAGGATTAAATAGTCTTGATAGTACAAGAGTATCAATCACTGGTATCTTTGACAAGTCTACACCACCGAACTTCTCTACCATAGGTATATCAAATCCGATGATGTTATGTCCTATTAAAGTATCTGCCTTAGTCAACAGTTCATATCCTTCAGACAATTTATCTGGTGGATATTTATATATCTCTCCAGTGTCCATGTCTTGTGCAACAATACAGTGTACCAAAGTTGCTTTCAAGTCATCTGTTTCTATGTCAAATACTAAGTCCATTAAAATGCCTCATCTAAACTATTGTCAAAGGTTATGTCCTCATCTGTTAGTTCAGATAGTCTACCAGTTTCTCCATCATATACAACTCTACATGCCATACCTACATCTCCAGTATACCTTGATTTAAGTATACGAAGTCTTGTAGTCCTAGCTTCTTCAGGGTCATCTGATTGTTGATTTCTTTCTAGTGCTATAACACAATCACTAAGTTGTCCAATACTATTAGAACCTCTAAGATGAGATAGAGAAACCTCTATACCATTCTCATGTCCTTTATTACCATCAACTCTACGTAAGTGTGAAACCAAAATGATTCCTGCACCTGTCTCTTCTACCAAACTTCTAAGTCTAGTCATAATAGAATCAATAGCTCGTCTTTCATCTCCTTCATGTACAGCACTGACTAACATATGTAAATGGTCAACGACCACCCACTTGCAATCACATCCTATAATCATAAAGCGAAGCTTAGTAAAGATATCATCAATGTCATTCGTACCAAAGTGTGAATGAACCCATACTCTATTCTTGTTCTGTCCATCATAGAGAATATCAAACATCTTATCTAGTTCTTCTTTAGAAAACTTCTCACGTTCTTGGTCAACGTATAGTCTAGCATTAGCTTCAATAGATAAGATACCATCAATGGTTCTTCTCCAATCTTCTTCTAGTGCTATGATACCTACGTTATCTGTAGTGTTCTTAATAAGATGATGTTCAAGTTCTCTTGTCACACTTGACTTACCAAGACCAGTACCACCTGTAAGTGTGACCAGTTCTCCTGCTCTAAGACCATACAATTTCTTGTTCAGTCCTTCATAAGGGTAAGGTACGCTTTGTTTCTTCTCACGATTGTGAAACTTCTCACGTTGTTCAGAAACATTTATAACACCAGAAGGTGTATAAACTTTACTAGCCCACCAAGCTTCAACAAACTCTTTATGCTTGTTATTTCTTAGCATATCGTTAGGGTCTTTCCAACCGTTAGGTAAAGTCACGATACGAGCTTTTCCCGGTTTGAAAAGTCTAGCAACTTTTATACTAGCTTCTTGTCCTGCCTTATCTTTATCAAAAGCAATGATAACATTTTCAAAGTCATCAAAGAACTCTAAGCTTTCCTTGATATCTCTGACTGCACCATTTGCTCCACGCTTAATAGATACTACAGCCCACTTAGAACCAAGCAGTTCATAAGTAGCCATAGCATCACACTCCCCTTCAGTGACGGTGACATATTTACCGCCTTTGAAAAGTTGTTGACCAAACAAACCTGTATCATTATAACTACCAGATACAAAGAAGTCTTTGTCCTTACAGTTTCTAACCTTAGTAGCTGACAACTCATGCCCATTGTAGTAAGGATAAAAATGTTTAACGACATTACCTTGTAAGTCATGTACACATTTAACCCCATACTTCTGAGCAGTGTTCATGGAAATCTTCCTGTCCGTAAGGGCTGAAAACTTTCCTTCTCCTACTGTATCTGGTTGTTTAACTGGTGTTGTTGTTGTTTGCATATCCTTTCCTCCACATGCTTTAGTATAGCTAGGCATAAACTCTCCACAGCTAAAACATTTTGCTGAGTCATCTTCATTGATTCCTACAGCATCACTGCTTCCGCAAAGTGGACAAGGTTGATGCAACTTATCCCAAGTTTTATCCATGTTAGCCCTCACTATGAATTATGATACTTCGTTTAAAGACTCATCTTCGCTTGAAGCTTCTTCAGTTTCTTCTTGTTCAACTACTGCTTCAGGGCTTTCCTTTAGCACAGCTTCAAGATTATTTTGATGACCTTGTGAAGCATAGTTCAAAGCTTCAGTCAACACGTTTAACGTACCTATCTTACTGATAGATATGTTAGCACCTGCTCTCTTCTGCTCATCTTCAATCTTTGAAACATCATAGACTGCTTCGCCATCATCATTCTTAATCGTAATAATCATATTAAAATTCCTCGTTGTCTGAACTTGGTTCAGTGTATTCAATTAAATTAGTGACCTTCACAGCTATTAACTCTGCAAACGTACCATACTTTCCTGTGTAAGGTTTAATTTTCACAGTGACTTCAGAACCATTACCAAGACTAACATCTAAAGCGTTGCCATCTTCGTCAACTAATTTAGGTGCAGGATTGGTTGTCCCATCATGTCGTTCTACTTTTCTACTAAATGAGAAAGCAGGTTCATCATACTTAGCTTGACCATCTCTGGTTCTTACTCTTGATAACCCTGCACTTTCTAATCTAGTAGCAGTATCTTCATCAGTCAACACAACTATTCCGTACTTATGTGGTTCAAACTTAGTGTTTGGTGTGCTGACATTAGCCCACATAGCTTTTCCTTCTACATACTCATACATATATTGTACCTCCTATAGGTTTAGTTTTTAGTATTAAGTGTTTGGAGTCTATCATACTTTTTCTTTTTGTGCAAGTCTTTTCTGTCTTCTTCTTGCATTGTTTCTATCTCGTGTAAATTGTATAGCACTTTGCAAGTCTTCCCATAGCTCATCCTTTACCTCTTGCATCTCTGCCCTAGGTAACTTAGTAACTATTTTTAAATCTGATTTCTTAGGAATCCAAGTATCCCAGTATTGTTTCTCTTGACAATCATCTTGCCAAGCCCATTCGATTTGGTTGAATTTAAATATCATATAGCCCTCCAGCTTTAAAATTAAAAGGGTAGTTTCTCAGTTCCGAAGTAACTACCGACTCCTCCAACAGCAACATAACTATAGGTTTTTAAAGTGCCTGTCAACACTCGCAAATTGTGGCTTTGTTGTTTAGAGTCTGTGCAAACCACCACGCAATGTGGGAAAATCAGACTGTATTCACAAGGGAAGGTAATCGGTTCAGTTCTTATCCCATTTCATTTACAACTTTAATAAGTGTCTAATGGAGCAAACACCTCTAAAGATTTTACAGTAACGCGAACACCTTGTAAAACTTTTAAAACTTAGTCTGGTTTTAGTGGCACTAGACCAGAAACTAGCACGATTGCTCGTATGTCTTTAGGTTCAGGAAGGTTAGTTGAGGGCTACACCTTTAGACATACCTATACATTAGGAGTAATTATATTATTCCTGTCCCTCTTTGTCAACTCTTAAATCTAATAATTTAACTTTATATTCATCTTTGTTCCACACGACTTCGTAAGCTATTTGGTCTGTAGAATTATCGTGATTATATTTAATAACATATTCTTCCCATGCTCTAAACTCTTCCTTAGTCATTGGAGTTAGTTCAGTATCTTTTGTAATTATCATTTACCTTTCCTCTCATCATCCATAACTATTAAAGCTACACCCACTAAACAGAATAACATAAACCCTATTACAAACATGAGTCCTATTACTTCGCCTATCATTTTCCTTGCCCTCTATATTTCTTATGGTTAGCTTTAATATTTTTATTCATAGTAGAGTAGCCAACATTCCTTCTACCTTGACTTGTTCTCTTACCTCTAACACCAGTAGCTGAAGTATGAGTCTGTTTAAATGCTTTTGATTTTACAGCCATAACTATACTCTATTTCTAAAAAGATAAAACAATCCCTTCAATTTTTCAACTGATAAATGTTTTAAATGTTTAGGTATATTATTATATATATTTTTATTATTCATTTTATTATTATTTTCTTTTTTTCTTTTTAACTTGTTAAGCATTTTATACCTCCTTAAAAGTTTGTCAAGTAATTTTATTAAAAAAATACAATTTATTTCTAAGCCTTTATAAGGGCTTGTTAGTCAACACTAATACCCTCGTATGACTTGTTAAGATAACTGCTCACCATGTAGCTCATATGCTCTTCTATCCTATGTATTATATCTACTTCTGATACGTTCATTGGTTTGTCCCACGTTCTTATGTCATCATAAAGAAAGTCGACAAATGTTCTAAACTTATTAGCCGATAATTTATTTATGATGTATTCTCTTGCACATATGTCCTCTAGTTTTTTGTATAAAGTTCTGTTCATTGTAATAGTCCTCGTTTGTAATCTAAGATAGCCATTTCAATAGCTGTCTCTGGTTTGTTATCGTGTGGAAAATACCACTCTCTAAATCCTCTTGGATATTTCCTACCTCTAACCTTAACAGTAAAAGCTGTAGGTTGTCCATTGTGTTTAGCAACTTTAGATATCTTAACTTTCATCAGTTCAATCCCTCCACTTTATTCCAGTCCTCATCAAGTACATTTTCATATCTTGCCCATTTATAATCTGTCTCTCCTTCGTCTCCATCATACCAACTTGTTGTACCATCTTTGAACTCAACATACAAAGTACCATACTTTATGTAGTAGTCTTTGACATTGTCCCAATCAATACCTAGTTCTTCTAAGTCAAAAGTAATAGGTGCTTCATAGATACACTCTATAATTTTAGGTTTAGTTCCGTCTAGCCAATCACTCATCATCTACCTCCTCTAATAATTCCTTTACCATGTTTCTATCAAACCAATCAAACTTTCTATTGGCGTTCTTCTCTAGTACATACTTGGCATTCTCTAAACCCATTGGCTCATTCACCCATACGTTTAAAAACCTTACACTCATTTCAAGTTTTTCAAGTGTGTGAAGTACATCTTCTTTTTCAAAATAATAATCGTTGTATGTTCTACTCATCTTTATCCCTCCATTTCAAAGTTATCTAAATCTATTAAAGCTAATCGTTCAGCTTCCCTTTCTATATAATCAACATCATCTGTAGTCTTACCTACTTCTCTATAATGCTTATCGTATAGTTCTTCATATAGCTTCTCAGCATATGTTTCTGTTGTTATGTTGCTCATTCTTGTACCTCCTGTCTTGCTTGTACATCATCTTTAAATATATTACAGTCATCACATTTCTGTATTTCCTGTACCCTATCTTCTGTGTTGAATGTATCTATCCACCCAACACCTTTACATAATTCACAATTCATTCTCAATCCCTCCTGTGTAAGTAATAAGCTGTAGTAAATCCTACAATTAAATATAATAATATCCATAATGTCATATTGTCAAACATTTTTTTTCAACCTCCTTATCTCTACATTCTGTGGCTGTTGTTTCATAATATCTTCTTGACATCTAACAGACACCCACTCTTTTTTAAACTCGTTCTTGTTCGCAACCTTTTTAAAGAAGTGAAAAGATATAGTTTTGTATTCGTAAAAGTCGGTATGTCTTTTCATTCTACAGTTCCTCCCAACATCTCGTATCATAAGATATTTCAGTGTCTGTAATTTCCCATTGCAATCTTTTACCAGACTTGTAATGTTCTGCTATCTCATTATCATCACAATCTTCTTCATCATAATCATACTCATCAAAATAATTATCAGGTAGTTCCCATACAGTTTCTACTGTTTCTATTACTTTAAGTTTCATCATTTATCCTCCATTCATTTATTAATTCCATAATTTCATCTTCAAAACTATGATTAAGTCCTAAAAGAAATCTTATCTCATATTGTTTTTCAAACCTAGATAGTTTTTTGTTCTCAATAATATTGTTGTAAGCGTTTTCAAAAGCTAAAGCTTCTGCTTTTTTTTGTTTTCTTTCTGCTCTTGTAAATTCATTTTCAATTATCATCTACTTATCCTCCTTGTTGTAGTTCTTTTGTTGTAGTTAATTCAATCCATTTTCCACCCCAACTATAAATCCAAAAATCTTCACAGTTATAATCTTTATCTGTGTATTCTTCATTAGAATATGGAACAGTAATTGAAACCTTTGTATTCTCATCAAACTTTTTTAGTTCTTTGATTAGTTCTTTAATGCTCATCTACTTACCCTCCATTTCAAAATGATTATTTATTTTTTCTTGAACATCTTTTATAGTGTGTTCCCACCCACCAAACCTAATTGGCTTTGTATTGT